ATAGACAAAACAGTCATAGTACAATCTACACAAAATACAATATTCCAAACTTGTGGTGGAGACTCAACATCTGGTGTACATACTGTCTATCCTAATCTACCAAGTTCTACAAATCAACCTAGAAATATTGGATTGACTGGAATGACTCTTAAATTTTCAACTAACACATTGAACGCAGGTGCCGTTGGTATGATTAACGTCGACTGTTTGCACGACTCTTATATTAGAGAAATCAAATTTGATGGCGGCGTTGGCCTCGATATTAGAGCGTTACCTACGGCGGCCTATGGTATCAACATCCGTGGACAAGGTGCCAACACTACAGAAAATTTATATATAGAAAATTGCTATTTTAATAACCTACAATCAGGAATCAATGCTGTATATGATTCTTACAATCTATTCGTGTCTAAAAACGTGTTCACCGTAGTACAAAATGGTATCAACATTAATCCTTGGTATTCAAACGGAATCGACCTTACTACACAAAGCAATGGTCCGTTGTTCGTGGATGTTAAAGATAATAAATTTAATACAACCATAAAACAAGCTATTTGGGTCGCAACAAACACTAATAATGTATCAAATGTTGTGGTTAGTGCTAACAATATATATAATGACTGCGGTAATGGTGCAGACCCTAGCGCAGACGGTGCACAGGTAACAGAAGCAGTTGGATTTTATACTCCAGGTAACAAATCAACAAATGATTGGTTCAGTCGCGAAGTAGCAAATGCTACTGGAACTCCAAACCCAATGCTGCCTGCGATCAAAGGCCATGCCTATGTAGAATCTAATAAATCTACATATCCATTAGTAACTTTACCAGTACAGGCATTCCCAACAAATGTACTAACATTAGCATTGACCAGTTATTCAGAACAAGTTAAAATAGATTATACAGCTACACAGCCATCATTGGGTGTAACCAGAGTTGGACAGGTACAGGTGTTGGTAGGTACAAATACAGCAACAGTATATGACAGTTTCCAATATACTGGAGCAAACAGTTTAACAGGCGATATACAATGGTCAGCTAGTATAAACACAACAACAAATGCACTGGCCATTGGAGTTACTAATCCTATCGGTAGTGTGGCAACAAGTTTAACTTTCCATTATACACAGTTATTTTAATGTTTGAACAAGAACCAGATCAAAGATTTCATCTTTGGTTTGAATTTAGAAAAAGTCTAGAAACTTTACCTAGTCCTTTGGAATCTGTCGTCCATTTCTGGGACGGTGCACCACGGATCCCATTCAACAATCTAATAGACCAACACTATGCTGGTAATTGGCCTACTCCTTGGGAAATCATCGAACGTAACAAATACGATGATTTTACCGTTAGTATCATGATGGGTTGGACACTGTTATTAACCGAACGATTCTCTAAATCAGACATGGAGATACGCACAATAGTTGACGATCAAGGCAAAAGAGTCTACAATGTATTATGTGTAGATAATAGTTGGGCTTTAAATTATAAGGATCACGTAGTTGCCGCTATGGATTCTATACCTAGTTTATACAGGGTTGAAAATATCATGCCCTTAAAACGTCCTAGGTAAATATCAATCTAAGTCAATAACAGAAGTAACACAAATTAAAATTAAAACAATATACAGGGTGGAGCATGATCACAGTTGTCAAACGTAGCGGCGAGCGAGTACCATTAGACATTAGTAAAATACAGAGACAGGTAGCATTTGATTGTAAAGGCATAGATGGTGTAAGTCCATCCATGATTGAGATCAAAGCACAGATAGAATTACACGACGGTATGACTACCGAAACAATCGATGAACTACTATTAAAGGCGATGGTAGACTTGATCGATGAAACAGAAAATCCAGAAATCAATAATGTGAATTATCAATATGTAGCAGGCAGACAGAAAGTGTCTATGCTACGTAAAAGTGTCTACGGACAATACACCCCTCCACCTTTATACGACATAGTTAAGAAAAATGTGGACGCCGGCATGTACACTGCCGAGCTTTTAGATTGGTATACCAAGGAAGAATGGGATATCATCGATTTATTCATCGACCATCACAAGGACGAAGAATACACCTATGCGGCCATCGCACAACTGGCAGAAAAATATCTTGTACAGAATCGTGCGACTGGTCAGATTTATGAAACACCACAGGTACGTTATGCTATTGCTGCCGCAACAGCGTTCCATAATGAACCTAAAGATAAGAGACTAAAATATGTTAAAGAATATTATGAATGTGCAAGTGACGGGCACTTCACTTTGGCCACACCTGTCCTGGCTGGCCTTGGAACTACTACTAAGCAGTTTAGCAGTTGCGTTCTTATTAGTAGTGACGATACGTTGGATTCGATCTTTGCTGCCGGCGAAATGATGGCAAAATATGCTAGCAAACGTGCTGGCATAGGATTAGAGATTGGCCGTATCCGTCCTTTAGGCGCCCCTATACGAAATGGAGAAATCAAACACACAGGAATGATTCCATTCTTGAAGAAATGGTTTGCTGACTTACGTTCATGCTCACAAGGCGGTATCCGCAATGCATCATGCACAGTTACATTTCCCGTCTGGCATGCACAATTTGAAGACTTGATAGTCTTAAAGAATAATCAAGGTACAGAGGAAACTCGTGTACGACAGATGGACTACTCAGTAGTAGTTAACAAGATGTTTTGGAATCGCTACCGCAAGGGTGAAACTATCAGTTTGTTTGATCCTGCTGAAGTTCCTGATTTGTATGAAGCATACTATCGTGACTCTGCAGAGTTTGAGAGTCTATATCTAAAATACGAAGCAGATAAGACCAAGAAGAAAAAAGTCGTTAGTGCTGAAGAAATCTTCAAGAATGGTATCCTAAAGGAACGTACAGATACAGGCCGTATCTATCTAGTAAACATTGATAACGTTATTAATCAAGGACCATTTGATACTACTGTAGATCCTATCTACCAAAGTAATCTGTGTCAAGAAATCCTATTGCCCACGAGGCCTTTCCAGCGTATAGAAGATCCAGAGGGACGTATTGCCCTATGTACGCTGGGTTCAATCAACTGGGGTGCGTTTAACAATCCACAGCAGATGCGCAAAGCGTGTCGTGTGCTAGTGCGTAGTCTGAGTAACTTATTAAACTATCAAGACTTCTTGAGTGTCCAAAGCAAAATGGCAAATACCGATTTTGAACCATTAGGTGTTGGTATTACTAACTTGGCCTATTGGCATGCCAAGCGTAGTTTAAAATACGGTGAAACAGATGCACTTGCAGAAGTCAAACGCTGGATGGAACATCAAGCCTACTTCCTAACTGAAATGAGTGTCGAGCTTGCCCAAGAACGTGGGCCATGCGGACGTAGTCAGTACACTTATTACGGTAAGGGAATATTTCCTTGGGAGCGTCGTAATCCGGGCGTGAATGAACTAACTGATTTCGCTCCTAGCATGGATTGGGAAAGTCTACGTGAGAAGATGAAACAATACGGAATCCGCAACGCTACATTGATGGCAGTTGCTCCTGTAGAATCTAGCTCTGTGGTTTTAAACTCCACCAACGGAATTGAAATGCCGATGGAAATGATTAGCGTGAAGGAATCTAAAGCAGGTTCATTTGTACAGGTTGTACCAGAATACAAGCGTTTGAAGAATCGCTATCAGCTAATGTGGGATCAGAAAGACTGTGATGCATATCTAAAAACAGCCGCAGTATTGGCTGTGTATATTGATCAAAGTCTAAGCACAAATACATTCTACAATCCAGCACATTTTCCAGAAGGAAAAGTTCCAGGGACTTTAATAGCCAAAAACTTAATGTTGGCTTACAAATGGGGCATAAAGACTATATACTATAGCTTGATCAATAAAGTTGGGGCAAAAGTCAGTGTAACAGGTACTAATCAAGTAAACGGTTATACTCATGATGTACCAGTTTTAAATGGAGAGCCTATAACTATATACGAAGACGAAGAAGACTGTCTAGCCTGTAAACTATAAAAAGAATAAAAAATGAGCAAAGCACAATACGACATCAGTCGTCAAACTAACTACCTCAAAAGGAAGATGTTCCTTGATCCAGAAGGTCCGGTCACAGTCCAACGATTTGAAGAAGTCAAATATCCTAAAATCGCCAAGTTCGAGGAACTGGCACGTGGCTTCTTTTGGGTACCAGAAGAGATCAGTCTTACCAAAGATAAGATTGATCATAAGGAAGCATCAGACGCTGTTAAACATATCTTTACCAGCAACTTGTTACGTCAAACAGCATTAGACAGTATCCAAGGTCGTGCGCCCAATCAAGTATTCAGTCCTGTTATTAGTATTCCTGAATTGGAAGCCCTTGTAAGCAATTGGAGTTTCTTTGAAACTAATATCCATAGTAAATCATACAGTCACATCATCCGTAATGTGTATGGTGTGCCTAAGGAAGAGTTTAACAAGATCCATGACACTAAAGAAATCGTAGAGATGGCCGCTAACATCGGCAAATACTATGAAGACTTGCATCAACTAAACTGTCGTAAAGAATGTGGTATTGAAATCGATCTACACGATCACAAGAAAGCGATTTGGCTAGCATTAAATGCCAGCTATGCACTAGAAGCTCTACGTTTTATGGTATCATTTGCTACTTCATTAGCAATGGTTGAAAATAAGATTTATATTGGTAATGGCAACATTATCAGTTTGATCCTACAAGATGAAATACTACATGCAGAATGGACCGCTTGGTTAATCAATAATGTAACTAAAGATGATCCAGATTTTGTTAAATTAGAAACTGAATGTGCAGACGAAGTATATCAAATGTACATGGATGTTATCCGCGAAGAAAAGGAATGGGCAGACTACTTGTTTAGTAAAGGTCCTGTTATCGGCCTTAATGCTACGATTTTAAGAGACTTCGTTGACTACACAGCATTTACTCGATTGAAAGAAATCGGAGTTAAGTATGCAGACGAACATCCAAGATCTAGTCCTATTCCATGGTTTAACAAACACGTAAACATCAACAAGAAACAAACAGCACTACAAGAAAACGAATCAACGAACTATGTTATCGGAGTTATGAGCGATAATGTTAGTTACGACGAATTACCAGAACTATAAGGATTAACAATGAAAGCTATTGTATGGAGCAAAAACGCCTGCCCATTTTGCGATCAGGCCAAGAAATTATTAACACTCAAGGGCATTGAGTACGAAGAAAGAAACGTAAGCACAGATTGGACTAAAGAACAATTATTAGAAGCAGTACCGACAGCAAGGACACTACCACAGATATTTTTAGACAAGGAGTATATCGGTGGATTCACAGAACTCAAACGACACCTTAGTAATCAATGATCCGAACAATGGTAGCGATACTATAACCATCGGCGGTAGCGAGTATGCTTACACCATAGACACTAGTCTAACAGGATCATACTCATCGAGTATTTCAAATTATGCAAATGTTACTGTAAGTAACGGCGGCTCTAGCGGTAGTGGAATTATATACAGTTCAGGCGCAGGTGCAGGAAGCCCTTGGGGTAATATAACAACAACCAGCGCAGGAACAAATACTCCCAGCCTACACGTAACAGGCAATGCAGAATTTGAAGACGACGTAAAAATCAAAGGCGTGAGCATTATGAAAACGCTAGAAGAAATCAATCGTCGACTTGCTATACTCGTACCAGATCCAGATAAACTAGAACATTTCGAAGCACTTAAAAAAGCCTACGATCATTATAAACTACTAGAAGCACTTTGCCAACTACCCACGAAAGAAGAAGATTAAATGCATGTTAGATTACTTAGTTACAGCCAGCCAACAGAGGAATTCGCAGACATGGGAATCGGCGACGCCCAAGAGCTCATTGCCTATTGCGCCCGTGTGTCCAATCCAGCCAATCAGCTCAATACAGAAACATCCGAAAAACTTATACGATACCTTGTCAAACACCAGCACTGGAGTCCTCTCGAAATGGTCTCAGCCTGTCTTGAAATCACCACAACTAGAGATATCGCCCGACAGATCCTCAGACATAGATCTTTTAGCTTTCAGGAATTTTCTCAACGATACGCAGATCCTACTAAAGACTTGGACTTTGTCGTTAGAGAAGCGAGACTACAAGACACAAAAAACCGACAGAACAGCATCTCTACAGATGATACAGAGTTACAAGCATGGTGGGATGCCAAACAGAAGTTTATCATTGACAGCGTAAAAGATATCTACGCAGAAGCGATTGAACGCGGCATCGCCAAAGAACAAGCACGTGCAATATTGCCAGAAGGTAATACTGTAAGTCGACTGTATATGAACGGCACATTGCGTAGCTGGGTACACTTTATCGAACTGCGTAGTGGTAATGGTACGCAATTAGAACACATGCAGATAGCTCGAGAGTGTGCTTGTGTAATCGCAAAAGTATTTCCAATGGTAGAGGATTATGTCCAACCTAGCCAAGGGTCGTAACAGTTACGACTCAACCGCTACTGGACTTATTGAATTTTTCAATAGGAATGTAACACCATATCCTACAGACGTTGGAGGACCAGCGTTTGATTTAATCCCTGTAGAAAAGCAAAAGGACCTAATGGTCAATATTGCCAGACTACATGGACAGCAGGAGTACAATAGGATTATGGAATTAGTTACTGTGCTCCAAAAACAAGCAGAGCAAATCAAGCGCCGTTTAGACATCACCGATGCTGTACATGCGGCTAAGTATGATTTCCAAGTGTCGCATGGTCAAGAATATTGGCTACTATACGATACTGAAAAACAAGTAACAAGACTTTGTCATCAGGGCCCAGAAGAATGGTCTACTGGCAAACCAGAAAATTATGACTATATTACACGGGTAAAATATCTAGGTGATTATAGTTGGCAGGAAATAAACGAAAAGGACGAATATGTTAATTAACAAAGGATTTAGCAACGGCGACGTTGTAAGCATTAAACTAGTAAACGGCGACGAACTTATTGCACGTTTCGAATCAGATGACACAGATACTATTACAGTTAGTCGCCCATTGGCTATTACTATGAGCGCACAGGGCATGGGACTTATTCCTGGGGTATTTTTAGGTAAAGATGACTCTGTAACACTACGCAAGAAAAGCACATTTTTTATCGTGCCTAGCAAAGCAGAAGCCGCTAAACAGTATGTTGAAGGAACGACCGGACTGGT